ATGCAAGATGCTGACCTATGGGGAGCGCAAATGGCAGAATGCTGCTACTTTGAGGCCAAAAACATTGATACTACAAACGCTATTACTGATCACATTTAAAAACAAAACGACATGAGAAATCCACAGATTCCAGGAACCGCAATCTTAACACTAGAAACAGAAAATACTTTTATAGCAGAAATGCTAAAAGGTTTGGCCATTATGCCTACATTAATCATAGAATTTAGATATGATTGGGATGGGGAATATGGTGCGCCTTGTACACATGAGTTTAGCTGTACATTTGACATCAAAAACAAAAAAGACTATTCAAACGATGTGCATGATTGCATTTTAGATCTATTAGATTCAAAAGAGGATGATTTTATACAAACCTTTTTAGATGAGCTTTGGTCTTGTTGGTATGAATATGCTACGGATTATGTAGATGCACAAATTGAGTACCGATCACAATACGGATATTAATTAACAAGCCTCTCCGGAGGCTAAATTTTTTTTACATGGTAACTATAAAACTAGACAACATACAGGCCATTGTACTGGCTTTGTATTTAGAATCTCTAAAAGAGGGAATCGAGAAAAAAACAATACATAACATCAATGAGCAGATATTTCTGCAGGCCGAAAAAGTATTTAGTACTCAGATACCTTTTGCCGATATTCAGGATCAGGTAATTGAGGAGCTAGACCAACTGCACGAAATCTATAACAAGAAACAAAACAACTAGAATTATGATAACGACATTTAGATTTAACCACCAAAACAAACAGCTTTACGTAACTACTAAAGATGGCAAGCTGTACTATATCCCTTTAAAAAGCTTTGCTAAGTACATTCCTTTTCCCTGGGATGGTAATACCGATATCTTTGATTATCCATCTCTTAAAGGGCTGTTTATAGACATCCTCGATGAGATATGGATGGATGCTCCTGATCTACTTAAGCTCAAGTTTTTTAATGTCTCTTTTGAGCAGAATGGCAAAAGATATAATTACAAGTATAACAACTTTATGGATGCTCGGACAGCCTATGTTACTGCCTTTAAGAATCCGCATTTATATCAAAATATTCATACAGATTTCAACCCCGAGATACAATGAGAGAATATCTAGCATTTTGCAGAAAATTGGATATACTGCCACAAAAAGTAACATCATTACGTAAATACAAGAAACATCTACAGCTACAGATACCTTTAGACCATGCAAACAAAGAGCATTTTATAGAGGCGTATGCTGTAAATGATTCTTTAAAAAAAGCTATAAATTATGAAAAATGTGATTAATCATTTTATGATATACTATCTATGTATTATGCTCCTAGCTACGGCTATGGGGTATTTTTTATCGTCCTATGTAAAGGTAGAGGATGTGCCGGAGCTTGTAGAGCTACGAGATTCTGAGCCAATCCCTAACGTGCCAAATATGTGTGATTCTTTGCCGTTCATGGAGTCGGAGGATGTCTATGCAGGGAGAACAGAGATAGCTGATTCCTGCGAGTATAACAGCCTAGCTCTACCAAAGGATAGATATTGGTTATCTGCTAGAGAATGGAGAGGCAGCCACATAAAACGCATGGATATACCTAAACGAGAGAAAAGAATATTAATGACTCGATTTAAGGCATGGAAAGCTATGCACATATCAGAGTTCATCGAGCACATGGGAGCTGCTGCACAGGAGGAGCATAAGAACTTTCCGGACATTCCGGCTAGCTTGTATATTGCACAAAGCCTAATAGAGTCGAATTTTGGATTGAGCAGATTAGCTATTCAGGGGCATAACCTTTTTGGCCATAAGTACCGAGGTCAAAAGGAGGGGTTTGTTGTTGCTGCAGACGATTCCCCTACAGATCGCTTTACCCGTTTTAAGTCGGAGTGGTTTAGTCTCCGGAGTCATAGCTATCTATTGATGAGGAGATACAGGAAAAGGATTACCGGAAAGCCTACACTAGATAAATGGCTTAGTGCTTTGTGTGGAGGGATGACAACGAGCAGGAGTAGAGCCTATGTCGATGCAGGAGGATCAGTCTATGCTACCAGCTGTTATACGAATGTCTGCTACTCACAAAAGTTAAAACGTATTATTAACCATTATAAATTAAGGAGGTTTGATTAATGTTTTTTCTAGTTATTTGTTTTATTTTTTTAGGAGCTATGATAAGCATCTATAATGAAAAATTTTAAATCACTAGCTGTCCTCTTATGGGGATGGCTTTTTAAATCAAAAAAAAATGAAAATAGGAACAGACTTTAGCGGTATAGGATCTCCAGAGATGGCACTAAAATTATTAGGAATTGAGCATAAACAAGTTTTCGCCTGTGAGATAGACAAGTATGCTCGGAAATCACACAGAGTTATCTATGGGGATGATTACAAGCTATACGAGGATATTACAAAGAGAGACCATAGCGAGGTAGAGCAATTAGATTTGTATGTAGCCGGATTCCCTTGTCAGGCTTTTAGTATGGCAGGGAAAAGGAAAGGATTTGAGGATACTAGAGGTACATTGTTTTTTAATGTAGCTGAGTTTATCAAAATCAATCAGCCTAAATGCTTTATCTTGGAGAATGTAAAAGGTTTGCTGTCACACGATGGTGGCAAGACATTCCAAACCATTATAAGTTTATTAACTGACAATGGAGGTACTGCCAATGGGCAGATTTTTATACCTTACTTTGAGGATGGTCTAGGTTATCATATCTATTACAAGGTGCTGAATACTAAAAATTTTGGCATTCCACAAAATAGAGAGAGGATTTTTATAGTAGGATTCAAAGAGTTTAGAGAGTTTAGCTTTCCAAAGCCTTTTCCATTAAAGCTAAGGCTAAAGGATATGCTACAGGATTATCCTGATTATAAGTATTTTTTGAGTGATAAGATGATTGAGTATTTTAAAGTGCATAATGATAGGCATGAAAAAAAAGGTACAGGATTCACATGGCAGCCTAAAGATGGGGATGATATAGCAAATGCACTTAGAGCAAATGCTGCACTTTGTGCTACAGATAATAGTATAAAAGTACCATCAGCAACAAAGAAAGGATATGAGGAGGCAGAGGATGGGGATAGTATAAACTTTAGCGTACCGAACTCAAAAACTCGCAGACGGAGAGTCGGTAAGGGAGTTGCACAAACGTTAGATACTGCCTGTAATCAAGCAGTACTAAACAGCTATAATATCCGCAGATTAACTCCCTTAGAATGTTGGAGGCTACAAGGATATCCGGATGATGCATTTATGCAGGCACAGAAAGTAAACAGCGATACTCAGCTATACAAACAGGCAGGAAACTCAATTACTGTCAATGTTATGATGGAACTACTTAAAAAGATTTATGAAACCATTTAAATCACTAGCTGTCCTCTCCTGGAGGATGGCTTTTTCGTATTACATGAAAACAAAAATCACTACCCAACAGAAAAAAGATGCCTACAAATGGGCAGAATGGACAGTTATGTGTGGAGGAGCATTTAACAGATACAACAAAAATCTACAGCATCAAATAGACAAACACTACATCGGCAAGCTTGGAGAGATAGCATTCTACAACATCGCTACAAGAGAGGGGATTATGATGGATTATGATGAGATAATCAAACAAAAATTTAAGCATGATGAGTACGACTTTTTGATGCCTAACGGAGATTTCAAGATAGATGTTAAGGCCTGTAAGCCATCGCATAGGTATCTCCTAGTACCAAAGAATCAAATAGACCGGAATAAGAACAAAATGGATATCTATGTAGCTGTAGTAGTGGATGAGGAGTCCGGAGCTGCAGAGATAAAAGGATATACATGGAAAAAGGATCTTATCAAAAATACTGATGAGGCAGTTAGTACCAGTATGCCGGATGGAGCTAATTACAATGCTAAGCTATCGGATCTAAAAAACATAGCAAATATTCTATCATATTGGTATTTTTGATTATATTAGAGTTTCCATGAAACAAGGAGTAGTTTTTTTATACACTTTTTTTAATCATTTTTTAAACAATAGTGGATAGTTAGTTGAATATAGCTACTCCTTTTGTTCATGGATTTAGGCAAAAGGCCTAAGGGAATAAGGAGTTATTTTGAATAGTTATAGCATCTGAACGGCAACTCAGGTGCTTTTTTTTGTAAATAATCTTTTAAAAACTTGCAAGAAATTAAAAAAAGAACTATATTCGAGTATTGTTAAACATCAAAAAATAAAACGACATGAAAGTTAAATCATTAAAAAGAGAGCTAAACAACAGAAATATTGATCATAAAATAGTTGATATCAATGGATTTAATATGCGGATTGTATTTAAAGTTAATGGTATCGAGATATCTAGTATGTTTGATACAAAACATGAAAAATTGCTATCTTTTTGCATTAAGAATCAGCAGAACAGCAAAGGAACTTGGATAGATAGACAGTTTACAAATGGAGCAACTAAAAAAAACCTTGATAATGCTATCAAAAAAACTGAATACCTTTCAAATATTGTTTACTAAAAAAAATTAACGACATGGAAAAGTTTATGAAAATCATTCACAAAAGATACATCTCAGCTAGAATAGATGCTCAGGATTGTTATACCTCCGAATTAGAGGCAAGGAAAGCAGATGGTACTTGGATTTACTCAGTAGATCCGGGTACTTATTACATGATCTCCATAATAGCCGAATTAAAGGAGATTAGTATGCGTAAGGCTGCAATGGCCTTAGTGCTTACTTGCTATGAGGATATCACTAAATAAGACACAAGGAGGGGCGCAAATTTTATTCATTTAATTTTTGTTTTTGACTAGACTAGCCTCTCCTATTTTTTTCACATTCAATATAAAAACAATGGAGATTACGAACGAAATCGTACAAAGGATGGTAAGCATCCGAAAAATGTCAATGCTAGATCCTGATTGCTACTTTCTAGTATGCCAGGAACAAAAGGTCTACACTATCCGGCTAGAGGATGAGCAGGCATTTAAAAACAAAAGCCTACAGGATAACAATGTAGGATATTATAAAGCAGGGAAATATACTCCCATCAAAAAATAACAATGAAAATGTACATAAATGATAAGATTGTCAAATGGGCAAAAGAAAAAAACCTTATCCATCCGGACAATGCCAAAACGCAGCTCCTCAAATCATTCGAGGAGATGGGAGAGCTAGCAGAGGGAATCCTGAAAGATGATTTCGAATTGATTACAGATGCTATCGGAGATGTGATGGTTACTTTGATAATATTGGCAAAGATTAAAGGCACGAACGTAGATACCTGTTTGCATTATGCTTGGCATCAGATTAAAGACCGGAAAGGCACTACAGTAGATGGTACTTTTATCAAGGATACATCAGGAGATGTTGCCGAGAAAAAGGATGATAGTATCAAGATTCTACAAAAAGAAACTAGAAACTACATGAAAAGACATGGATTAAAATTTAGCAAGCTGAATACTGGAGAGCAGTACAATCCTTTTCCTATAAGCTATAGTACTCTAATAAGATTGTTAGGTAAAGGAGAGATATCTCTAAAAATGCAGGTACTATTAAGCGAGTTTTTTGGGTATGAGCATCAGTTTGAAATTAAAAAAGTAGATAAAGATGGAAACAATTAAAAAGCTGCAGCTCCTAGTACAAACAGAGATTGACGATCTAGGCATAACACTAGAGGGAATGCGGACAGGGAGGCACGATAATCCTTTCCCTGTTGGCAATCATAATCTATTCTACCTGATGTCTGCAGGACAGCTAAGCCTAAAAAAGCAGGCACAGCTAATCAAGTATTTTGGATTTAGATACGAGCTAACAATATTAGATCACGAATTTTAAAGCAATCGACATGAAAAAAGATGTAAAATTTTATACAGAGGAGGAGATAGCCATCATCAAGAAACACTATCCGGATCATGGTGGCCATTATTGTGTACAGCTAATCAAAGAGCAATGCGGTAAAACTAGAACCTATAGAGGGGTAAGGCTGAAAGCACAAAATCTAGGAGTAAAGGTCATCAACAATCCTAGCCTATTTAAGAAAGGCCGTACAGCATACAACAAAGGCAAAAAAGTGAGTCCTGAAACCTATGCAAAGATGAGTAAAACCTTTTTTAAGAAAGGTCAAAAGCCACATAACACTAAACACAAATATGCTCTATCCAAGAGGGAGAGAGATAATGAAACCTATTGGTTTATCAGGTTTGAGTTAAGGGATTGGAAACTCCTGCACCGAGTTATCTATGAGAATGTTCACAATGTCAAGATAAAAAAGGATGAATGTGTAGTATTCTTAGATGGAAACACAGACAACATCCATCCGGACAATCTTAAGCTGCTGACAAGAGCAGAGAACATGAACAGGAATAATCCTAGAATGCACTATCCTCAAGAGGTAGTAGATATTATCATAATGAACAATAAATTAAAACGTAAAATTAAAAGCTATGCCAAGAAACAAAATAAGCGATCTAAATAACCATCTATTCGCACAACTAGAAAAGCTCAATGATGATGAGCTGAAAGGAGAAAACTTATCTACAGAGGTGGAAAGAGCCAGAGCAATGTCTAGCCTCGCCTCGCAAATCATAAACAGCACAAAGCTTACCCTAGATGCTATGAAAATGGCCAACAATGGGGAGATTAATCCTGTAGATGTTCCTAACTTACTAAACGAGAAAAATGAGTGAGGAGGAGGAGAAAAGAAATCCTATAGTAGTTGAGTGGCATCGTAAAAGCTGGACAGATAAAAATGGAAATTTTAATAGGGTTAAATACATGGCTTATAAATCTCATAATCGTATAATTACTGCATTATCTAGGAAAAAGTATGGTGTAATACTATCCGGTAATTTTCTATACATAAAAAAGGTAGTAGGAGGTATTATGATTAATGGGGAAAAGGCTAAAACTATAGAAATCGTAGTTAATTTCAATAAAATTAGGTCAAAGTCTCTATCAGATCAATTAATTTATATTGATAATTTGCTTAATAATCAATAATTCTCTATATTTGATTTGAGATTAAATTACTATTGGGGGATGGGAGGTTTACTGACGGACAATCTCCCTCTTTTTTTCTCAGCAGATGGATCAGGTGGCACTATCCTACAAACTGCACAAAGATACCAGTGACCAAGCAACGGCGATATTTTTTTTTATTTGTATAGATAGGTCTATACAGGTGATATGTAAGAGAGCATCTTGGTCTGCTCTAGCCAAAACTTGCAATCACTTGTATAGACCTTTTTTTATTTATTATTATGGATGGATTTATAAAGTATTTAAGGAGCGAGGAGGCTCAACATCTGCATTGTAATAAAAATGCAAATCATTTACTAAATGTTATAGCTTACAGAGCTAGCCGGAATGGGAATCCTGTTAAAAAAGTTAAACCAGGAGAGGCCTTAATAGGTGATTTTAAAAGCATTGGCTTAACTAGACAGGAATATCGAACAGCAGTAGATAACCTTACTAAATGGGGGTACATAACCACCAAAACAACAAACGCGGGTACTATTGCAAGGTTATGTAATTCAAAGGTTTATGATATAAACTCTAAAGCATTTAACCAAGAGAACAACCAGCAAACAACCATTGAGCAACCATCGAGCAACCATCAAACAACCACTATCAAGAATGAAAGAATAAAAGAAAGAAAGAAAACTAAAAACATTGCTGATCGCAATGATTCAAATGGGAATCATTATGATAAACGTCAGGCGTTTCAGGCAATAGAAAAATTCTACGGGGATGGGAGTGATAAGCTTGACAACATTAACAAAGAGTTTCAGCACTACAATGGATTTCTACTTACTACCGAATTTATACAAGAACATTTATCGGCATTCTTTGTCATGTTCGATAAGTACAAGTATTACAATGATCAGGCAGTAGTAGATGCCTTGCAAAAACATTTGCTTAGTCGATATACACACTCCGATAAAAAAGCTAGTCAATCTTTGCTTAATCAGGTAGACTACAAAGCTTACCTAACTGACTTTTATGATAACCATCACAAAGATACTAAGAGTGGTGCTGATTACTACCTTGCAGCTTTGAATAGAGATGTCAATAAACACAGGTATCCTAATGGGCATCTGCAGTATAGACTTGATGTTTTTGAGTTAATTAGACCACATCTAATAAAATTACACAAGAAAAAATTTAGTAAATACAAGAATCTAACTATATTCACTCTCCTTGATGTGCTATTAGATAAACACATAACTCCATATCCTGTAGATAAAAATATGCTACTAAATGACTACGAAACCATAACCTACGAGGAGCTAGAAAAGGATAATCGATGGATAATATTACAGAGTTTTTTAAAGAATCAATCAGAATATAATGTAAACAAAAAACATATCCGCAGACTCCTACAAGACGAAAAGGATAAAAAAGACTTATAACGACATGAAACAAGAGGCATTAAAATTACATAAGGCTGGCTTTAAAGTCATCCCTACATCATCTCCATCTAAGCCTAATGGCAAAAGGCCTATGTGCAAAGCTTGGAAAAAGTACCAGGAGAAACAAACACAAGAGGATGTAGAGGAGCTGTTCTCTCAAAATAATATTGGAGGGATGGCACTACTTACAGCTGATGGCATAGAGGTTATTGATATTGACCTGAAATATAGCCTAGATGATAACCTTTTTACCAAATTGATGGATAAGATAATTGATGCTGTAGGAGTAGAAACCTATGAAAAGCTAATCCTGTCTAGAACGATATCCGGAGGGTATCACCTAATCTATCGAACCAATATCCCTCAAGGCAATCAAAAGCTAGCGCAACGATATACCATCGATAGCGAAAAGAAAAACGAAAATGATAAGATTAGAGTGCTCCTAGAAACTAGAGGCGTAGGTGGATACATACTTATTCCCCCAACTCAAGGATATGAATACGATAACAAAGAAACTCATTCGATTCTTAATGTTCCCCTAATCACAGATGAGGAGCGCAATGGGATAATAAGTGCCTGCAGACTTTTTAACGAAACTACAGATCACTACAAAAACTTAGCTCCAACTCCTGTAAAAAACTATGGAAAAACTAAAGGGCCTGCAGCTGCTTTTAACGAGGCACATAGTCCTAAAGATTTGATAGAGCAATATGGATGGCAATTTAAGTACAGAGTAGGAGAAAATCTATATTACGTAAGACCGGGTAAAACATTAAGAGAGGGGCATGGTGGTTCTTACCATACTGGATTAAACTTGTTTTATGTTTACTCATCCTCTACCCCTTTTGAGCAAAATAAAGCCTATAATGCTTTTCATATTTACACAGCTTACGAACATGGTGGAAACAAAGATTTAGCTACTAGCCAACTTTACAAAGAGGGGTATGGTGAAAGATATTCAAAAAATAGAGACTCCTACTATGATACGATAATGAATCTATCTGAGGAGACAGGAAAAGATAAAGATCTCACCATATTTGAAAGAGTACATCAGCATAGATTTAGGATCAAAAATGTTCCTGATGAGATAGAGCATATCCTGTATTTTCAAAACGAACCTTTTGAGGAGAGAATGCCAATGGCTGCATTCGGAGATATGATTATGATTTCAGGTGCTGCCAAATCAAGAAAATCGGCACTATCAAACTCCATAGCTGCAGCACTTTTGTCCGGTAGCAATGAGGTGCTAAAATTTTCGGGGAATGTCAAAGGTAGGCACGTAATAGTCATAGATACCGAGCAGAATAAAAATGACTTTTATGATAGCGTAAAACAGATATACAAACAGGCAGGAGTACAACCGGATATAGATCCTCCTAACTTTGAGGCTTTTGATATCTGTAAGTACACAATAAGCGAAAGATTGGAGTTTGTCAAAAGTGTATTTGATCAGTATGATGTAGGAGTACTTATCCTTGATGGTATAGTGGATATCTGCGAGGACTATAACGACCAAAAAGGTTCAAGAGCTCTCATAAATTTTTTGATGAACATTACAAGAGAAAATAATACCATGTTTATTCCTGTACTGCATACAGCTCGTAGTACTGGTTCGGCAAGAGGCCATCTAGGTGGAGAGCTACAGAATAAATGTAAAATGACTATTAGAGTAACAAAAAATAAAGAGTCCAAAGATTCTACTGTAGAGTTTCCTTTTGTCAGAGGTAGTAAAGATCCTGATGAATTTAGATTCACACACGATGAAAATGGCAATTTAGTAACACTATAAAACTTTTAAAAATGAGCGTAAAACTTAAATTCAAAAATGTAAGCTTAGTAACCGATACTTTTGGACAACACCTAGCCATAAAAATGGTGCAAGTCTATAAAGATGATAATTTCTTGAAAAATGCTAAAATTAATAAGCAGCTAATGGACACAATCTATAACATTAGCATTCCCTTGAATCCTATAGACCTAGATGCTGATGTAGAGGACTTGCTAACGAAAACAGCTAAGCAGTATAAAAGCAATATTAATGACTTTTTGAAATTCCTGCTACAGCTAAATCAAATAGATGCTGAAAAAGGAGCTTTTAAGGCTGAAAAAACTATCCTCTACCTTATGCACGTAGAAAAAAAGAGATATATTGATGATAAAACTATAAGAACATTAACAGGATGCAACCTGAATGTGATAAAAAAAGCAATAGAAAAGCATAAAAATGAAATTGATACCTATAATGCTAATCTGAAACCTAGACTTTTTTAATATTTTTTTTTATATTCAACCAAAATTACTACCATGAACAGCAGAAAAATAGAGGAGATATCAAGAGATATTACCATAATGCTAGAAAAGCAGTACCGAAAAGCATTCCAACAAGGATACAAAGCTGCACTAGAAAACAAAATAAACGAGAAACAGCTAACCTCCTGGATGCTATCCGGACAGATGCAAGGATACAAAATATATGAGGATCCTATCAACCAATCCTACCTACCTCCTATGCTCCTGCAGCAAAACAACAAGGATAAAGGTAAAGAGGTCTTTAAAAAGCTATCCAAAGGCTTATCAGTACATGAATTAACAAATTTTTTTAATAACAATTTTTAAAACATTCAAAAATGGAAATCACAGCAAGATTAATCGAAAGATTTGACGTAACAACACATGGAGAATCATTCAGAAAACAAGAGTTTGTAATCGAAACAGATGGAGAATATCCGCAAACAATTAAGATGCAAGCAGTACAGGACAAAATCGAAAAGATAGAAAAGCTTACAATGGGAGGCATCTATAATTTTCATTTTAACCTGAGAGGCCGTAAGTGGACATCTCCGGAGGGCAAGACAGTATACTTTAATACTATCGATGTATGGAGAGTAGAGACAGCAGATGAGGTGCAAGATACGGACATTACTCCTGAGCAGGCAGTAGGTAATAATGCTGAAACATCACAATTAACGGACGATCTACCTTTCTAGTCATGGATGCACAGGAAATGAAAAAAGAGATTATCAGACTGCGCTCAGAGAACCAGGTGCTAAAAATGATAATCTCAGAGACACAAAAAACGCTAGACATGATAAATGATTATTCTAAATGTACATCCATCGATAGCGTTCAAGATCCATTCACTACCGACACAGGCGATATAAAGTCTGTGTTCGGTTCATCTTATGACTAATGACATTACTAGATAGGCTGCACAGAGCAGAAAAGTACTTAGGATTAAAGCTGTCTCCTAAGACTTTAACAACAAAAGAGATACAGCTACTTTTAAAAGATATGCGGAAACGCTACAAAATAATAATCTGACATGAAAACAATAATAGTAATTTTAATCTTATCGACAACAATTAACGCACAATCATCATTAAATATAGAGCTACCCAAATATAAAACCGAGTTCTACAAAAAGAATTTTGATATGGCTTGGTACACATACGTAAAGTGGAATGTACCTGTTTACTACACCTTAGCAATGGCTGCAGTCAAAACCAATTATGGCAGAAATGGCAGATACAAGGTAGGAGATATCTTTGGAACAGGTAAAACGTATGAATATACAAATGCCTGGGATGAGTTCGGATTGATGATGAAAACAACATACAATAATCCTAAACTAACAAGAAAAGAGGCTATCAATATATCGAAAAAAACGGAGGAGCTTGGTTTAATATATTAATTTTTGTAATTTGTTAAAAAAAACCATGTTACTCTACATAAATTCTGAGCAGAAAATACCAGTAGGATCAGTAATACAAGTACCTCAAATGTGTGTACTATTTCAGGAGAGAGTAGATGCCATCGTAGATAGAAAGCTTATGGATTCAGGAAAAGAGGATCCTCCTAAGTCTTATACATACAAAATTATCATCGATGAGCCGATACACGATCCATTGATACAACAGCAGACAGATGCTGTCTATGTTCCTACAGATATAGGCTTATTCTACGACCATCGTACCGGAGGCCTAACCTATGAGGAGTTTATTAAAAAGATAACCAATATTAACGACTCTAAAGATATCTACCTTACAGAGCAGCTGCTGCATCAGATTAAGGATATTGGATTCAAAGGAGTATGGATATTCGATAACGGCAAAAGAAACATAATTACTGTTACCGAGTTTTTTGGTACAATAATATCAGAGGCTAAGTGATTATATTTTTCTTGTTTTGATGTCCAGGGGATAGATGTGGCGTTTCGTCTATCCCCATTTTAAAAATTATGCTATGTTTGTCTACTACCACAATGAGCAATATTTTTCTATGTCGTTTACCAAAGATGGCAAAAGGCATACATACAAAACTAAATACTTTAAGTTTCTCCTGGATAAGGATATACAGCATATTGCTTTTTGGGGCAGCTCTTTGCCTTACAAGTTTATAGAGTTTACTGATCAGGAGATACGACAGCTAGAAATATTTGAAATAACCGAATCACTAAATTATAACTGACATGAAAATACTATTAATCATCCTATTGCTACCATTTATCCTCTACTATGCTGGATTTACTATTGGAGGATTGATTTTTGCAATATACAAAGAGATTAGAGATGCAAACACCAAAAGATAGATTTATCAAAAAAGCACTAAAGCTAGCAGCAAAAGTAAAGCCATTAATCGGATGCGTATGGTATAAAACCTATACACTAGAGCAGGCAGAAATATTAGAGGATATCTGCCACATGGATGAGGCAATGATAGATTTTTTGCTTATAGATGATGGAATTAACAGCAAAATTGACTATTTTAACTCCATCGATGTATATTTGATATTGGAGAGCAAAACTTTTGACTACAAACATCCGTTAAAATATAAGGTAGGTAGTATGTATCAGATAACCAAGCAGATGTACCTACACCATGACTTTTTAGAGCTGAAATTAAAAATAGGATTAGATGGCTAAGCGAAAATCTAGGATACAGATAGGTAAAACTATCACAGTTAAAGGAAAGAAATACCGGATAGCTGCAGGAACAGCCAAAGGTAAAAAGTATAAAGCTATTCCATTCGATGGAGCTAAGGGTATTGTACAATTTGGAGCAAAAGGTTACAAAGTTGGCCCTGGTACTGATCGGGGAGATAACTACTGCGCACGTTCATCCGGCATCAAGTCTAGTAAGAAAGGTGCATCAGCTAACGATTTTGCCCGTATCCTATGGAATTGCGAGGGTAAAAAAAGTATGAAAAAATGATAACAATAGATAAAGCATTTACAATTTATAAAGATAATTTTCTACAATCTAATGGAATTTATATTATAAAAAATGTTAATACTAACTATTATAAAATTGGTATTACATCTGATATAGATAGGAGGTTTAGACAATTACAGTTGCAATCTGGTTGTAAATTAAAAATTATAGATTGGTATTTATTAGATGTTGATAATAATATGAATGCCAAACAAATAGAAAATAAATTGCATAATAAATATAAAGAATATAATATTATTGGAGAATGGTTTGACATAGATAATATTATTGATGATGTACTAAACTTTTATATTGAATTATGTGATTATGGGGAAAAAGTCTAAAAACAGATAATTATGCCAAAAAGTAAGTATCCAAAAAGGGGAATGAGAGTCAAAACGACTAAGGCCAAAGTTAAGGCCAAGAAAAAAAAGAAATAACCTGTTATAAAACAGAAAAAATACAGAAATTATGCGTTTTAAGAAAGGGGTGTCAGGGAATCCATCCGGTCGGCCAAAGGGCAGCAAAAATAAAGAGCTATCAGGATTTAAAAAGGAGCTAAAATCAGGACTTATAGAAAGGCTTGGTTACTTTTTTGAGCTGTTAGATTCTCCTGACCTTGCAGACAAAGATAAAATCAATGCTTACCTAAAAGCTTTGGAGTTCGTAATGCCTAAACAGCAAAAGATAGAGATGGATGCAGATTTGCATACCAATCTAATCCAAGTGCAGTTTGAATCTACTAAGGTTTTGCCGATACATAGCGAATCGGAGTTTGTTGATGATTAATCCTTTTCCAATATCGCCTATCTTTGAATGGAACTATCAGAGCAATAAGCAGATAGTCATCAATCAAGGTGGCACATCCTCAGGAAAGACTTATTCTCTACTCCAGGTACTTGCCTGCAAAGCTGCAGAGAAAGCTAACCAAGTAATCACAGTTGTAGGACAGGATATTCCTAACCTAAAGGCAGGAGCTATCAGAGATTTTGATAACATCCTTAGCTCTATTCCCTTTTTTAGCTCCATGATCAAGGCAGTCAATAAGACAGACAAAACCTATTACTTTCATAATGGCAGCATTATGGAATTTAAGTCTTTTGATAACGAGCAGGATGCTAAATCCGGTAAGAGGGATTACTTGTTTATGAATGAGGCCAACGGCATCCCATACAGCATTTATGATCAGCTACAGATCAGGACAACTAAGCAAGTATTCATAGACTATAATCCTACCTTTGCTTTTTGGGTGCATGATAAGCTGATAGGTGCAGAGAATGTAGAGCTACTGATATCTAACTACAGGCACAATCCTTTTCTCAAAGATAGCATCAAAGAAAAGATAGAACAGCTTAGGTCTATAGATCCAAACAAATGGAGAGTATACGGACTAGGGATGACCGGACAAGTAGAGGGAGCTATATTCCCTGTAGTAAATTGGGTGCATGAGCTGCCCACAGAAAATATTAAACGTAGCTGTTTCGGCATGGATTTCGGTTACACTAACGATCCCACTACTTTAGTCAAATGTGTTTTAAGTCAAGGAAAGCTATACGGACAATTAATGCTCTATAAGACAGGCCTAACCAATCAAGACATTGCTAAAGAGTTCGAGAGGCTAGGAGTCAAGAAAGGATTAAAGACAGGATCTCTAATTATGGCAGATAGTGCCGAGCCAAAGAGCATAAAAGAGCTGCGTAATTTAGGCTACAGAGTTAAGCCATGCAAAAAAGGTGCAGATTCTATCCGCAATGGAATAGACAAGATAAAAAGTTATGGTACAATAAATCTAGTTTCTAACGAATTATGGAAACAAGAACAGCAAAAATACGTATGGAAAGTAGATCGTAAGGATGGGAGGGCATTAAATAAGCCAGTAGACCAATTCAATCATATTTGGGATGCTTATAGGTATGGCGAACAGGGAATTAGGAAAAATACAAATAATCTCGTATCTTACGGCACATAAAAAAAAATCATGGCATACGTTTTATTACCATCACAGTTTTTATCCGGCCTGCAGAGCAATACAGCTCTACTATTGCAGTCTTTAAGACAGATAACGCTAGTATCTCCTTTCAATATACCTGATTGTAGGACAGCACTAGAGCTAAACCAAACAACTACCTTTACTGATAATGCTTTTGATCAGTTCTTACAGGAGCTGTATGATTTGGAGCTAGATCAGGCATCATTAACGGCAGCGGAGAAAACTGTACTCAACGTCATAAGAGATTACCTAGAGCCTGCACCATCGTTCAACTGTTGCGGTACAGATACTCCAACAATATCGAGCTATGTTAAGGAGGTAAATGATAGAGTAGGTAGTGCTACGTTTGAAAAGGAGTTTAGGTTAAACCTAGCGGATACTGTTACTTGTGATGTGTTTAACATCGAGGTTACATTTTTGCCTGTATCTCCTGCACCTGCCCTGACTGTGAATCCTGTTACCTTGAATAGCTTAGGCTGTATTCAGGGCAAAAGTGTTTATAGTTACCTATGGATTGATTTTGTATCATCTCCTGCAGGACAGAGCTATGATTTGACTATTGATTTTAAAGATTCAACAGGGGCAAGCATAGTGTCTATCCCTGATTTTATTACTATTACTTAATTTTTTTTAATTATGAACTTATTAAATTCATTTTTGCTAGACTGCTGCCCTTTGGATCCTAGTCTTACTGACATTCCTGCAAGTGCTTGTCCTGAGAATATTGGTCAGGTGCAGCGTTATTGGTTTGTCCGTAAAGGTCAAGTTATTTGGGATGTAGTAACTCCTGCAAACAACGTTCCTGCAACAATTACGGGTCAAGCTCCGGAGGATGCTGCCGGATGGAACATTCTTTTTGCTGCTGCTGACGATACGAAAGTGGTTAAGTCTCCTTTAATCGGTGGAGATTCTACGCTAACAGCAGGAACAACCATCACACAGGGAGGAGGAGATAACTCTACTCTAAACGGAGAAACATTGGTAAACGGCATCAACCCTACCGATGGTTCTGCTCGTTTCGATTCTCTAACTGCTGCACAGATTGCTGCTTTCCGTACTTTAGCCTGTGAGGGCAATGGCCTAGAGGTATATCTTATTTCTCAAGAGGGTAAAATTTGGGGTAGCAAAGTAGGAGACCTTGTAACTGGCTTTGATTGTACTAACGTTGTATTAGGATCTATGTCCAATGCAGGATTTGGTACTAGAGATAGCAACGTTTTGACATTTCAATTAGCATTTGATTGGGATGAGACAAAATATGCTGTTACTCCGGCTGATTTCAATGCTTTGACTATCTAGTATGGCTAAGCCTACGAAAGTAAAGCTAAAAACTAAGGCAGGTGTGTGTGTTGAGTTAAGCTTAACACACGCACAAGCTGTCTTACAGTTGCAAGCCTCTCAGAATAGGGATGACTGGGAGATAGAAAGTAAAAAGTTTCAATTTAAGGATAATGTTATTAAACGAAAGCCAAGTAATAAAGCTAGTAAAGCAGAAAAAGAGTGATATCGGCTACATGATGTCCTATGAAAGTAGGTTAAAAGTCATGTCTGAGCCAATGTTCTTTAGCGAGCTAGAGTCTGAGGTAGGATGGGATGAGATTAAACGTGCCATCTACAACAGCGTAACAGAGGAAAAGTATAATAGGGTGCTAAACTTTTTTAGCTATCCTCTAGCTATTGTATCTATCTCGGATGATATATTGAGCGATTTAAACAGAGTCTTTAATGGCAGAAATGCTAACTTTGGTATCCAATATCCCAACAAGAGAGCAGAGGAGCAAACAGCCCAGATGCTTATTAACCTGGATACTAGAAATTACATCGAAAAGGTAGGACGTAAAGCATTCAAGTGCAAGCCTCAGACAATCGTAGTAGTGGATAAAGATGCTAATGGCATCCCTTACTATGTGACTGTAGAGCTAGACAAGCTTATGAGCTACGAGCTTACACCATGCAAACAATTTTTTAAATACATCATCTTTCATCATAGCGATGGCCATGACGAGCAAGGCAAATATAAAAAGATTGCTTTCTATGATGACGAGTTCTACCGAGTAGTAGAGCTTAGAGATGGTGCATATTCGTTAGTCCTAGAAACACCACACAATTTAGGGTATTGTCCGGCTAGATGGTTTATCGATACTCCTTTAAACACAAAAGATGACTGCAAAAGGTTTGCTCCATTATCTGCAGTTCTAGGTAGTATGTCCGAATGGCAGCAGTTTCATGCTTACAGCTACTATGCTGAGCATTATGGGGTATTCCCTGTAGTGGAGTATGCTGCTGCCGTATGTGAGGATGAATACTGTGTCAATGGCATGGTATCCGTACCTATGGAAAACGGGGAGATGTCTACTCCTACTGCTTGTAGAACCTGTACAGCTAACAAGTTTAGCGGAGCAGGAACAGCTATCAAGATTAATCCTAAGATTGATAATGATGAAAACGATGTTTCCGGCTATTTTAGGTTTATATCTCCTCCTACATCTAACCTAGAGTTCGAGCAAAGCAAGCAAGATCAGCGAGAAAACTTTATTAAGGTCAATACTACTGGCTTTAATGACATGATCAACAAGGAGGCTGTTAATGCTGATCAGGTTCGTTCATTGATGGAGGACAGAAAAAAGCCTCTACTCAAATTGGCAGGCATCTGCAACAGGCTACATAAGTGGATGGTTAGTACAGCTATCAAATTGGCTATCGATGTAGATGTTATGGTTCATGCTAACTATGGTACTGAGTGGTTTTTACTTACAGAGGCACAATTGCAGGAGCTATTTGTAGGTGCTAAGACTGCCGGAATGCCTGAAAGTGAGATAGACCAAATTTATAAACTGCTAATTGAAACAAAATACAAGGGAGATCCACAGACAGTAAGAAAGCTGATGATAGAGAACAACCTTAATCCTGCACCATATTCTACCCTGGAGGAATGCTATAAAAAGCTAGAGATGGGAGTGATGCAGTTAGAGGATTTGTATATTAAAGCTAATTTCACTAAATTTGTTAGTAGATTCGAGCGAGAAAACGGGAGTCTAGTAGATTTTGGTACTGATATCACGTTCGAGCAAAAGATAGATATTATTTATAACACATTCAAAACTTACGTAAAAGATGAAACCGAGCAAACAGATACAGGGGAATCTAGTACTCAAGAGCAAGGAGCTAGCACAAGTGATACAGCAGTATCCTAATTATGATTTTCCTGTCTTAATTCCTGAGCATAATGCCGGAGCTTATTGCTTTATAGGTGTTCGTGCTAAGAACGATGGATTAACACAAACCCTACAGATACACCAATTCTGCAAAAGTACATCCGATTGGATGAGATTAAAGGACGAGTTCAAAACTCCTCAGTATCTAGGCAATTACCATAGTGTGATTATGATACACAATCCTACGATTAAGGTAGAAAAGCCGGAGGTAATCAAGGAGGCAAAAAAGAAAAAACGTGTTACTCCTCCTGTAAAGAAAAAGATTGAGTCAATGGCTGCCGATGGTGCAAGTGCTGACGTTATAGCAGAGGAGCTAGAGCTAACAGTTGATCAAGTAGAAAAGTATTTATAAACATTCAAAATCATATAGAGACGTATGGACGATTTCAAAAACAAATTAGCAGAGGACAAGGCCTTACAGGCACAGGTACTAGATATCCTAAAAACTACAGAGGTAGGCAAAGCTTATGCAGAGACAATAGCTAAAAACTATTTTGAGCAGAATATAGGACAGGAGCATAAAAAGATCTATGATTTTGTAGACAATGCCCTGACATCTGTAGGCCTTGAAAAGCCATCCGGAGTAAAGACATCTGACTGGGCAAAGATGATAGCAGAACAAAATAAAGAGCTATCAGAAAAATTAGAAAGCCTAAAAAGCAACACTAATCCGGATGAAACGTTGAAAAAGCTTGAGGAGCTAAAGGCTAAACACAAAAAGGAGAAAGATGACCTTACCAAAACTGCACAACAGCAGATACAGGAAAGAGAGCAGATGATACAGAGCCTAAAACTCAAAGAGAGAAACCTTACCATGAGTACAGAGATAAACAGTACTCTAGGAAAGATGGAATTTAACAAGGGATTAGATGAGGCCTTGATAAATGACATCATAAAAATGAAAACCCAGACATTGATAGCCAATGCTGTAGAGGAGGATGGCAAAACTATTTGGTGTAAACCTGATGGTACTGCTTATAAGGATGGTATCCTTAATGCCTCACTAGAGACAATTCTACAACAGGAGCTACAGTCTGTATTACATAAAAATACTGCCGGAGGTGGGGCAGGGAATATACCTACCAAAAGCGGAGATTTCAATGGATCACAGGTTATCGTATCTGAATCCTCATTTAAAACTCAGGAACAATTTTTGACTGAGTTCGATAAAGTAGCACAAAGGAAAGGGATTCCTAAAGGCGATGAATACAACAAATTATACTGGGAGGCTTTCGAGCGTTACAATGTTTCAAGCTTGAGAGAATACTAGTAATCAACTTTTATTACAATGTCAATCGTAAATTTAAAAAAGCAAAATGCCAGAGGCGTCTATCCCTCGTTACTAGATAGACAAGAATTAAGACAACAGGAATACGGATTTATCGACATGGCCTTAAGAGGCACTAACGGAATCCTATCGGGTGTAAATCAAGGTGTAATCTCTCAATCATGGGGCGCTCCTGCTACACAGATTCCTGTATTTTCAAAGAACATTACTGCTGCTACAGTAGGTACAATGACTTGTACTTTTCCTACTAAGGATGCTACTGCTGCATTGGTAAACGTTACTTTTGTTTCTGCTCATACGGGTTTCCGCATCATTCCTAGACTTACTGACCAGTCAGATATCGTTACTGAGGCACAAGATTTCATGCAACAGTTTAGCGATGCTGAGGAGGGATTAGCTAACTTTTTAGAGGCACAGCTATTAGCTGCTGTAGATGCTGCTAAGGCAACTACTTACAATTCTGCTTTTGTTGGTGCTGCTGCTAAATATCCTTTGTTGGCTGATGCTCTACAGGTAGCTGCTGCTGATGTACCATTTTTCTTGAACGATGCCAAATCTATCATGCAAGCTGATGACTTTAGCCGTAACGGACTAGAGGTTATTGGAGATGCTCAGTTGGCCTCTTTCGTATCACAATACGTAAATCAAGGATCATGCAACTCAGAGAACACAAGTTTCCAATTCAATGGATACACATTTACTTACTCTAATACTGTTGCTACATCTGCTGCTGCTGTATCTACCGGATACATTATGCCTCAAGGTTCTTTGGGTATGGTTGCTAAAGTATCTCCTGATGCTGCTGCTAACAGACAGTCTATGAGTGATGGTATCCGTTGGTCTGTTGAGCAGTCTGATTTGATGGGTATTCCAATGTCTTTGATGGCTAAGGATGAGTGCGATGATGTTTCTTTAATAACCGGCAATGCGGATGACCAAAATGCCCTAGTTAAAAAATATCAGATGTCAATCAACGTTGCAATCGTTACTCCTTACAACACAGGCACAAACGGAGGTATCAAGAAATTTGACTACTTGCCTTAAGAGTTACGTTTTTTTTTGAATGTTTTAGGGCAGCGGTATCCTGCTGAGCTGCTGCCCTTTTTTAATATTATGCTATGTTTGATAATCGGGTTATTACAGAACTTAAGAAAGTTATAGGATGGAAAGATCATTGGGATACTACCGAGATTCCTGCTCTGCCTGCCTCACTTACTGATACTGAGTCTGGCCAATATTACCAGGAATACCATCCATCTGTAAGACTCGATTACATTCAGGCATTATTACCCTCTAACTATCCTCTAAATACCTTTTTAGACGATATCGAAACAACTGCCATCAATCAGATGCTAGAAAAGATGGTAGCACAAAAAAAGCTGAATAATGCAGGGATGGACTTGGCTAGAAACAATCTTATCTATGATAATGTGGTAAAGAATAAGCCTATTATCAATGAGAGCAGATTTGTAGGGGTAGAATTTTGGATGGATCCGACAATAGGTCTAAGGTCTATGATTCATAGAGTAGGACTATATCTAACACAGGCACAGCCATCATTAACATTGTACCTATACAACAGCTTGCAGGAATCAGCTGTAGCTACTTATACTTTTAGCTCTACCAATGCAAACAGCTTTACCTGGTTAGCTACTGATATCGTTTTAGATTACTCCGATGGCACAGATACCTCCGGAGGCGTTTGGTATCTTGGGTATTATCAGCAAGACCTTAACGGGCAAGCTATACAATACGATGCTTTGAATTGGAAAAATGGCTACTGCCGTACCTGTGATGGTGGCCGTAGATCTAGCAAGTATAACAGCGTAGCTAGATATGTGGAGATGTCTCCTTTTTACATCGATGCTACCAATGTTCCTGCAGTCGGTACTATATTCGATAAGGATGATATCGTTTATACCTATGACAATAACTACGGATTCAATTTTAATATAAGCATCAAATGCAACCTAACACAGTTTTGGATAGACAACAGGCTAACCATGACACAGGCCATCGGAAAGATGGTAGCTTTGAAAGTTCTGCAAATGATGAAAGCTAGCAGTCAAGTTAGTGCAGTTGAGCAGAATGTACAGATAAACATCATCCGAGATTTGGAGGGAGATTCTGATACTAGACAGGTTCCATATTGGGCACAGGTAGAAAGAGCTGTTAAGGCCACAAATTTAGACCAGGCAAATGTCAATAGTATCTGTGTTCCCTGCGCTCGTAAAGGTGCTAGCTATGGTGCTGTATAATGGCTTTCGATGATTCCATATTAAACGATTTAAAGAGAACTGTAGAACAGCTACAGCGATCTATAAACTCTAGTATTCAAGAAAGCATAAATAAAAATCAAGACGAGATTAAGCAGCTACAAACACAGGAGCAGTTATTTCAAGGAACAAATAGCAAAGGAATAGACATCAAGCCTGCTTATGCTAATTCAACTATCAAAATCAAGCGTAAGAAAGGATTGCCTACAGATAGAGTTACTTTGTTCGATAGTGGCGATTTTTACAGGAGTTTAGAGGTTATTGCAGGGAATAATAATGCAATTATTAGGACAGTTATTAGCTATTCTGTATTTTTAGTGAACAAATATGCTGATATACTTGGCTTAGACGAGGAGAGTTGGACTAAGTTTCTATCTCAATATACAATACCAACCATAAAAAAGAATTTCGATGATATTATTGCAAAATCCTAGCGTACCAACAGCTACAAACCCTGTAGAGATTGATGCTGCAATCTTAGATATAAAGGCCAAGTTAGAAAGTAATCTTACTTGGCTTACTCATGGTTATGGTAGAACCTATAAGAACTTAGATGCCAGGAATGGCACTACTGTTTTTTATCCGGAGGTATATTTGGGAACACAGAACAACAGCCAAAGATACGTCAATATCTCCCCCGATAACGACAAGACAGGACAATGTATGTTCTATGTTTTTCGTGAGAATATACAGCAGTTTAACACGAATATGTATAGCTTTCTATCCTATGATACTGCTATCATTTTTAGTGTAAACATGGAGCTAATCAATAGCAGCGTTTTAGATACAGAGATATTCCAACAGAACCTAGTAGCTCAGGTTAGAGATGTACTTACTCGCAAGCTTTTAGGAGTAAACTACAATCTAACTATCAGTAGTGTAGATTTCCTGTTTGAAAATGTATTTAGTGAGTTCGATTTAGCCGATGCTACACAGTTGGAGAAAGCTCCGTTATCACATTTTAGATTCAACTGTACTATCCAAGTTCCGGAGGCTTGTCCTGTACCAACCATTGCTCCTCCATTGGTTACCTGCAGGAGTCTTGTTTTTGATGGTGTTAATGAGGTAATAAATTGTACAAATAACCCCGTTTTTAATTTTGATAGAGCAAACGCATTTAGTTTTGAAATTTGGGTAAAATTTGACAATTTAACGGGCATAAGGCACATGATTTCAAAAGTTGAGTTGGGCAGCCCTTTTATTGCAAGGGGCTATTATTTTTCAACTGACGGGAATCAAGTACGTTTTTCTTTTTTTAATACAAATAATATACTTTTTACGACTTACGCATTACAAACATTAAATACGGGCGAATGGTATAATATTATTTGCACCTATGATGGTTCAAGCGATGCGAACGGGGTAAATTTTTATATCAACAATTCACTCGCTCCTACATTTATCCAAGTTAATAATCTAAACTCTGGTCCAACAACAACAAGTGTACCTTTACAAATAGGCGGACAATTAAGTTTTTTTACAGCCGGAACGATAGCCAAAGCAAGAGTATGGAATGTTGAACTTACTGCATCAGATGTCAATACTCAGTACAATGGCGGTACAATACAAAATACTCCTGTAGAGTCGGGTAACTTGGTAGTAGATACAGACATCAATAATGCAACATTCGGATCACAATGGAACATCCCTGACCTTACAAGTATTACAGCAGGCTACACATCTGTAAACATGGAGGTAGATGATAGAGTAGATGATTGTCCGGAATGATAAAGATTATTAAAAAATATCGTAACTTTATAGCAACAGCAATAGCAGTAGCTGCAGCAGCAATATATTTTATAGCAGAACTATTAAACCTTTTGTAGATGGCACATAATAGATATTTTACAATAGAGGCCAATGATCCTAACTTAGATGAGATAGCTCAAGTTTTTGTAGGAGATTTAGATACTCAGAGATATTCTTTAGATGGCAGTAAGATAGTAATTAAGCTACATGAGGGAGATCATAGCGAGTATCCTTTTTTGGAACAATACCAGGAATACAACCATGATCAGATATTAGATGTTCTCCAGACAGCCGAATGGACAGGAATACCAACAAGATGACACATTTTCTATGCTTTTTTTTGTTTTTTTGGTGGATAATGCTTATAATCTATAAGCTACAGCTACCTATAAAGCTATACAATAAGTTTAGTACTAAGTTCATTGATGAGCTTACTAATTGTGAGTTCTGCATGGAATCACACACAGCTACACTACTTGCTATAATCTTAGCAATCTATGATCAGAACCATCTGATTCTTTTATACGCACCAATGTCAGCAGCATTGATAAACATTCTCAAAAAATGATAACATTCAAAAAACGTAAAACAGAGGTAATATTTTATGATTCCATAGAGGAGATGCCACATCGTAGATACATGAAATTCAATAAGGAGATGATGAGGAGTAACGAGGTAGGCAATACGATGGCCGATGTAATCAAAAGGATTAATAGAGCTATGGGATTTATTGGAGCAAATGAGGGAGATAAAGCTATGAAAGAACTATCTAATGCTCGCATGGCTTTTAACTACTCACAGGCAGAGCTAGAGCCTAAAGGATTGGCATTAGCTGCAATGGTAAAGAGTATAAACGGGGTAGAGGTAGAGGATATTACAACCTCCGGACTACAAAACACCTTAGAGGTTCTCCAAAGAATAGGTATTACTAAGAAAGAGCTAGAGGATACTGCCAATGGCATAAAAAAAAAGTCGAACAAGAGCTTAAAATATTCTTTCCTCTCCAGTTTGAGGGCAAAAATATCATCTATAATCAGGCGTTAATCAAGAAACTAAAGAGCCAATTATCCGTAATTATAGGAGATGAGAATGCAGAACAGGACAGGGAGCAGGCAAACAATGAGCTACTAAGGCTTATAAATCCTAATTATTGGAATTTAAGTAGAGATAATTCAGCAGAAAAGCAGATAGAGCTAGGTTTTGAGGAGTTTATGTTGGCTGTTAAGGAGCATACGACAGAGGATTTAGAGAAAATTACTACTTTTAGATTTTACAGTCTATTAGACTACATTAAGAAAAAGCAAAAACATGGCTGATAGTGTTATAAATTATAGTGACCTGATAGGTAAGGATAGTACATTTGATGAAATCTTTGCCAATATTGACAAGTTAGAGAAAAGGCTTGCTGACCTTGCAAAGCAGAGACAGAAAGACCTTGACTTGATTAATCCTAATAACGAAAAGGCATTAAAACAAGCTGTAGCTGATGTAGAAAAGCTTACTAAGGCTAGTAAACAGCTAGAAATCGAACGTAAAAAGGCTATAAAGACTAGAAAAAAAGTCAATGAGCTAACAGATGAGGAGCTAATACAGCGAGAAAAGCTAAAAATAGCCAACAGGGAACGGGTGCAAGTGGCTAAGCAGAATGCTATATTGTTAAGCAAAGAATCAGGACAGATAGAAAAGCTTAGAGCGCAACTGAGTTTAACTACCTTGCAATGGAAAAAACTAAGCAAACAGGAGTTAGAAAATGGCAAAGAGGGCAAAAAGCTTGTCGCTACTAAGAAAAGACTAACCGAGGAACTCAAGAGACTAGAGAAACAGACAGGAGACAACAGGAGAAATGTAGGAAACTACACATCCAGTCTAGGCAAACTAGGTAAAGTGGCTGCAGGCATCTTTGTAGGTAGAAACTTGATATCCGGTATCCGGAGGGTAGGTGGTGCTTTTGTAGACCTATTTAAGGAGAATGAGAAAGGTAATGAGACTTTTCAAAAGTTCAGTAACACAGTTACTGCACTTACAGCTAGTGCTAAGTCATTCGGAGTACAGATATTGCAGACGATTATACCTGTTTTTCAGCGAGCAGTAAGGCTGTTTCAGTTTGCTTTTGAAAAGATTAGTGCATTTGGGCAGTCTTTATCATCTGTAGGGGAGTCTAGTTCTGTATTAGGCAGGGTACTAGGTGCTGTTTTTGGCACTATCCGAGACACATTAAGCACAGTATTTAGCTTACTTAATAACTTTCCTTTTGTTTTTGCCGGTGTAGTGGCTGCAGCTAAGCAATTAGGATCCAATATATCGGATACCTTTACTAAGCTAGGATTAAATCTGCGCATATTATTTGAAAACATCAAGAGTGCAATACCTTTTCAAGATGAGGAGACACAGCAAAATATAGAACGTAACATAGAGCGTTTAAGATCTCAGATAGATGGCATTAATGAATCTCAGAAAGGAGTATCGCAGGCATTTAGAGAGGCTTTTGAACAGGCTAAGAGTGAGTTTGACGAGTTTAACAAGGCTAAAGATGAGGAGGAGGCTAAGCTAGCAAAAGCAGAAAAGAGAAAAGAGGAGGCAGCAAAAAGACGAGAGGCATCCTTAAAAAGACAGAACGAGCTACTAGCACTACAACAATCTATAGAGCAGAATATATCTGCAAGGATTGAGGCTATTGTATCTCTACAGAATCAGATAGAGCAGGCTGAGGCTAATGCTATTGAGGATGGACAAGAGCGATTACTAAGATTAGAGGAGCTTAAGGCTAAGGCTATCAATGAGCAAAGAGAGAAACAATTTGATGCTTTTGTAGATCTCCTAGAGAAACAAGAGGAGGAACTTATTAAATTCTTTGGAGAAAATAGTGATCAGGTTTTAAAATTTAGAGAGGAGTCAGGCAAAGAGTTATTAGATGCAGAGGCTAAAAATCAAGAGCTATCAGAATTACAATTAGAGGCCTCAGAAAAAAGGAAACAAGCTATCCGAGAAAAATATGCTATAAAAGCAATAGAGATACAAACCATAACTGTAAGCGATGCTGTTGCTGAACAACAGAAAAAAGATGTAGATGCAGTCAATAAAAACGAGGCAGAGAAAAACGAAAAACGTAAACTAGCCGAAAAAGTAAGAGCTAGACAGGAGGCAGATGCTGCAGCGAAAAGAGCAGAAAGAGAAAAGGAATTACTAGAGGGCATAGCTGCTACTACACAGAAAGTAGGAGAGGCTATCAATGCTGCATTCGAGAAACAGCTAGACCTAGCATCCACCTTAGTGGAGCAGCAAGCGGAGGCAGTAGAAACACAGCGAGCAAGAGCAGAGCAGGGATTAGAAAATACTTTAGCATTCGAGCAGCAACAGCTAGCACAACGGGAGGCAGAAAGGATAAGAGCAGAACAGAAAGCTAAGCAGGCTGCAGAATTTATAACACTACTAAACCTTGTCTCTAGCTATGCTGCATCAGGAGATACCAATGCTCTAGCACGAGGCCTTGTAGATTTCAGCTTATTAAAAGCCTTAGAGACAGGATTCGAGGAGGGTGGATATACTGGAGATAATGGCACATCACAGGTTTCCGGTGTGGTGCATGGTCAGGAGTTCGTAGTGACAGCAGACGATGTAAAAAAATATGGCCTTACAGGTAAGGGAGGAGACGAGTTTGGAGAGGCAATGTCTGACTATTTCTACTCTCCATTGCAGCAGAACCTTTACGGATCACAGGCAGACAACTTTAAAAAGGGAATGACTGTAGTAAATAGGTTTGCATCTTTGGAGAACGAGGTTAGGGAGATGCGTAAAGCATTCCAGTCTATGCCTCAGAAAGATTATGACCTATTACAAATGACTGATTATTTTGTAGAGATCTCTAAAAGAGTGACACAAAACAGGCTAACAAACGTAAGTAAACAGAGAAAAAGATTATAATGGCAGATATTCGGCACTACAGGAATGGTATCCTAGTTAATCCTAGAGATTTCGACCAAGCAAAGATAGTTATGGATTGGGAGGGCAAAAAAGAGGCTGCCAATATTACTATCAATTCTATCAGATTGGTAGCGGATGAGGGCAAAGCACTTAGAGATAGAATACTATCCGGATTGACAGGAGGAGTAGGCTTTTTTGAGGGAGAACCATACAGGATAGAGGTAGGAGACCTGAACAATCCTGCAAGCTTTGAGGGATTCTTAGATTTTAGTGCAGGAGTGCAGTTTATTGATGAGTGCGAGGTAGAATGTACCCTAAAGAGGGAGCAAGGTAATGACTGGCTTAATGAGGTGGCCGATGGTTTTAGCTATCGATACCTAGAGAATCAGGGAATCATAACGGATGCAGATTTTGTATCTGTACCTTATGTTATCAACTACATCCCCGATGGAGCACAGCTGTTGATATTGTCTATATCTACCTTTATATTGACAAAAGAGCTGATAGAAAACATCCAAACATTAGCAGATAGGATAGCTGACCTTACAGATGCTGCTACTCCTGTGGTGGGTGTATCTGCAGGATTGGGTGCAGGAGTTGTTACAGCATACGATATAGGTAATATCATTATGGCTGCACTTAAGCTAATTGCACAGATTGCCTATTTGGTGGCGATTGTGCTTGCCATCGTTGAGCTTGTAGAAAATATCATAGAGCAAATTTTACCTCCTAAAAGGTTTCATAAGGGCATGACTGTTAAAAGCCTATTTGCTAAGGCCTGTGAGTATTTAGATTTGACCTTAGAAAGTAGCTTGCTAGATAGCTTGGATGTTAGTGGCAATCAATGGGTAGTAATCCCTGCAAAGAATCACAGAGGAGGCGAAAAGCCAACAGGTGCAGACAATACCTGGAGAGAGACAGGCGTACCATCGGCACAGGATCCGTTAAATACCTTTGCAGGAGTAGTACGAACATTTAAAGAGGTGTTCAATGCTGACTTTCAGCTAACAGATGGTAAGTTTATCTTTGAGCGTAGAGATTTCTTTGAAAAGAGTGCAGGATATGTGATACCTGATACTTTTATCGATCAAGAAAAGCTAATAGATACCAACAGCTTTAATACTGACGAGATAAAAGCTAACTATAATATTAACTGGGCATTCGATAATCAAGATTTAAACACCTTAGATAATCAGAACGGCAGAGTATATCAGGCAGTATTAAAACCAAAGGTAACAATAAACTCAAAGCTAACTACCTTGAAAGGATTGAAAGAGGTAAGTATACCTATTAGCTTAGCACTTAGAAAAGATAAGCTAACAGTAATCGAGGAGATAGCTAGAGCTTTGGTTAGTGTGGCAGATGCTTTGACAGGACAGCTAGGCAATCCACAAAGCTTATCCGGTAAGATTACTAACAGGATAGGCAGTATGTTAAGCTCTAGCCATTTTAGTAGCGGATGTAGGATGGTAGTAATGGCAGGAGGCACATTGCAGAAAGACCAAAGGAGTATAATGGCTGCCTCTAAGTTGTGGCAAAATTACCATTTCATCAATAGCTTTAAGCAGATAGATGGCAAGCATAGTCAATACTGGTTATACAGGGAGCAAAAAATACCTTTTTGTTTTGAGGATTTTGTAACTTTACTAGACAACAATCAAGTAGAGACAGAGGCCGGAGAGCCTGCACAGATAGAATCTTTGGAATGGCAGATATGGGATAACTATGCTACCATAAATTACAAGGTCAATAGACTTTATGATGATAATTTCGAGATAACATTTTTAGAATGAGTTTAGAGAAAAGTTTAAAAACACTAAAAGCTACAGTACAGCAGGCTAATGCTATGCTAAAAGCTACAGAAAACAGCATTAATGCTACGATGGATGCACTTATGAAAGATGCTAATCCTGAACAGCTGCAGAGCATTCAAAAGAATGTAATCAGCATAAAAACATTGATGAACAAAGCAAAAAAGGGAGAGAATGTAGATGCTGAGATATCTAGCATAGCAAAAACTATAAACAATGGGCGTAGAAATAAATAAAAGGGAGTATACATCTCCATACAGGCCAATAGATTCCAATGTAAATTGGTTGCTAGGTAATACTGGAGATTGGCAAAAACTCACAATAGATGCGAGCTTTGGTGTATTTATAGAGTTCGATACATTGAATAGCTTATTCATTGATGAGCCGGATGTATTAACCCTAACCAATGGCAAGAGCTGGAATGAGTATGGCTTTGCTGAGGGGGATGATATAGTATTGCAATGGATACATAGGGATATATCTAACCCTAGCTCTCCTGTAGACAACTTTAATAGAGTTCCTTATCCAGGAGATCAGATGTTTATCGGCAAGATTGAGGATAACAAAGCATTCATAGTACAGCCTAATGGACAGCCAATCGGAGGCATTGGCGCATGGTCACAGATACTCCCTGTAAATAGTGGAGAGTTTAATATTGTAGATGTCGTTATTTACACATTAAAAAGGCCTCAAGGAATCAAGCTTACCTATGGACATTTAGAGAACAGTAACAGCCAATCTGCAAACCTTAGCAGCTTTATTGATGGCACTTTAACAGAGTTCTTAGCGGAGAATACAGATACTCTAGCTATCGGAGCTAGTACACAGATGCAGCCATTAGGCAATCAATCGGGGATGAGCATAGCAAATGTAAATCTCAAGTATTTAGGCCCATCTTTTTTCAACATCAAGCATAACTACGAGATAGAGATAGTTTATATGCTTAGCTCTTTCTTTGAGGATGTTACTAACTTTGAGGATAGGGTAGCTCCTCAACAGGTATTCGATGCTGCAGCCATTACCGACAACTTTCTGATACAAGGATTCCCTGTCTACAACAATCCAAACATCACTATACAGAACTTTTTAGAGAATACTGATAAGCTTGGTAATACCGGATGGTTTGATGAGAATTACAACGGATTTGAGAATGATTTTACTATCAGCTCAATAACGTATCAGAAACATGAGAACCTGACACAGCCTAACGGCACTACTACAGTTACACAGCTAGACTATCAGAATGCTATCAAGGTTACTGCTGTTATTGATGGTGTGCAAAACCTTAGCGGTCAGACAAAGTTTGCCTATGGTTTCTCTTGGATACCTTTAGAGGATACCGATTTTAAGCAGAATGAATATCCCTTTTATAAAAACCTTTTGATGAATACAGGAGGAGATATCGATAACTTTCAAGATGTTTTCAATTTATCGAATGCTTACAGATTTACTCCGAGTTCTGCTGTTACAAGTGCTGTCGGTTATAGCAAAGATTCAGTTACTATGGATGTACAATGGCTTAAAGCCAGTATTACAGGACTTGATCAGGTTACTTTTGAGGCTACTTTTGTTCCTAGTGCTGATTTTACTACCTTTTTTGATGCTAAAAATGAGATAGAGCGAAACTATATCCTATGGTTTAGCATAGCTGATCAAAACCTAGTTACCAATTTTAGCAACAGAGTAAGCCTATTGCTAGACTACAATCAGATGGAAACATTTGTAGAGCCTGTAGGTGCATATCCGGGCATGACATTGGAGATGTTAGACCATCCGCAAGATGAGACAGACATAGCCTCTCCATGTGGCAACGATATACGCATAGAGGACGATTTGTTAGCACGTGTATTCTTTACCATAGATACAGCAACGGGCGCAACAATACCTAAACCTACATCCCTTACTTATGGATTCATTGTAGAACGTGATAGCGATGGCCTAACTTACGAGCTAGAGACATTCCAAGTAGACCTTACTCAGTATCCTGATCCTACACAGTTTAACTTTGATGCTAGCAGAGGCTTTAAGCTTGTTCCTGGCAACAATAAAAACTTTATAAAGGTAGACTATTGGTCTCCATTGGATAGCGGAACAGAGAAAGGAGTACGAGGCCTTTATGGTTATAAAGTACGATGGGAGGATTGGTTGAAACGTATCAATGTTCCTGCAGAGATAGTACAGGATTTTTACGATAACACAGAGGCTAACAATGGCATTAATAATGACTGGTATCAGTGGTTTGATACTGCAGGATATACCTTTAGCTTTGTAGTTTATACAGATGCTATCCTAAATGGCAAGGCAGTAAGGTACAAAAATACTCTACCTTTGACATTTAAGGACTATGATGCGAACACAGACATAACATCTGTCGTAAGATACTACAGAGAATCTGATAGCACATTGTTAAATGGTGGTACTGATCCTGTTACTGGCTTGCCTCTAGGAGTTATTTTAGATGATGAGCTAGTAAGAATAGAGATAGAATACACTAGAGCTACAGGAACATGGACAAGCTTAGCAAACATCTACGGACTAAACAGCATCTCGGTGGATCAGGGAGCTGGTTTCCTAGAATATCGACAGCTCAGCTCGGTATATTTGCCCGAAATTGATAATCCTTTACTACCTTTATCCGGTGGTACTTTGCTAGATGTGCAGATTATATCTCCTACAGTACTTAGATGTTCCTGTTTAGTAGATCCTAATAAATTAATAGATGCTACTCGCTACAAGATTACAGGTAGAGAGGGGTGTAAATAATAGATAATGGCTTTTTTATACAACTTAAATTCGTGCAATCCTGCTAGTTATCCTGACATTATAGACCAATGTTGGAGATCTCCTGCCCATCCGTACAATGGATTGGTAGTATATTTGGATGGTGGCAATCCATTACAAACCTATACTCTAGTTTATCAGGGGATAGATACTGCTGTATGTGTGGCTAATTTGCCTGCATTGCAAGTAGCTACCGAGCAGACTTGTACTCCTACCTATGATATCTTTCGATATAGTAATTGCGAAACAGGAGAGGAGAGAATATTCGGATTTCCAGGTGCAACAGCTCCAGGTACTTTTAGGATTGATGGAGAGTGCGATTGTTGGACATTTTTAGGAGAGGAAAGCAGAGCGCAGGAGCTAGTAACTACATCCTTTAGTAGCTACACAAATTGCGAGGAGTGCCTAGAGGCTAGAGCTGATACCATTTGTCCTAGTGGAGAGCGAACGTTGAGCTATGCCGTAAGAGTAAAGCTACCGGAGCAGCCTCCTGTAGATAGAGGATTTAGCAAGTGCTGCTATAAAAACCTAGTTTTAGCAGATACAACGGATACAGATCCATACAAAAACGATTTTACAGGCAGCTTTTATAAGCGAGAAACACCAAACAGTACAGTAGATTTTAAGCTAGTAGATGTAGCTACTACTACAGAATATGCCTTAAATAGTTCTACCTATGGCATCTTTCAGGATTTTGGAGGAGTGCAGGATGATCTAAGCTATTATATTGTAGAGTGGAGAAAAGTACTTACCTTACTAGGAGAGGGAGTATATCAGATTAAAAAGGAGCTGACTATTGCAGGAATATCGGTAGACATTCTATCTGATACCTACCATCTAAAGCAATTTAGCATCCCTGTTGCCGATGGCACAGTTAGGATAGATACTGTCATGGATGGCAAGCTAATAGCTATAGATACAGACTTTTTGAATAGTGGATATACTACATCTCTAAGAGTTAGAGGTTACTTTGGCAATCCTGAGTACAGCTACGAGCAGGACAATATAGCACAAAGAGACTACAGCTTTAAACAAAATACCATGAGCAGCAAAAGGGAGTACAAGTACCAAGCTTTGCAGCTACCGGAGTGCATCACAGATGAGATGTTTAATTTCATCCTATTTGGTAAAGAGCTGTTTATATCTGACTACAACGGAAACAATCACAGCTACAAATATGAGCTAGTTCCTGTCAAATTGGAGGGCAATTCGGGTACGGAATATTTTGTAACTCAAAGAGGAGTAAATGTTAATCTGACATTCTCAGATCGTACTGAGGATGATCGTAAAATCAACTGCTAACTATGGCAATGAAAGTCTATATTAATGGCGATACAGTAGAAATAGATCAGACTGGACAGCCATTGTTAAACATCCCTAGAAACAAAGCTATCTACAGGATAGAGAATGATGAGGTTACTATATTCAACAATGAGGATAGGTCTGTATTCAGAACAGACAAGATAGCTGCTATTGAGAATCAAGCAGGCACAGCGATAGGCAATCTGCAAGATGTTGTTAAGTACCTGAGTAAATCTGTAGTAGTTAGAGGTACTAGTGTTACAAGAGATACAGGAGCTGCAGCTACCACAGGAGGACAAACTTTATTCGGATTGTTTTCACAAACAGCACAGGGAGCAACAGTTACCAACACAACTACAGAAACTGATATACTTGGTACAGGTGTAGGAACTTTAACAGTTCCTGCTAATTCTTTTCAGGTAGGAGATGCTTACCATGCAAAAGTAGGAGGTACAATATCAGCGCAAAATGCGGATGAAATTACTATTAGAGTGAAAAATGGCGCAACAGTTTTAGCAACTACGGGTTTAATACCTTTGCAGGCTGTTAATGCTTTGGCTTGGGAGATTGAAATAGATTTCACAATTAGAACAATAGGAGTATCAGGTCAGATATTTACTAATGGTAACTTTGCCTATAACAGGAATACAGGCAGCTTAGAGGGCTTTGTGTTTTCGGATGTGCAAACAATAGACACCACAGTACCAAGTATATTAATGGTTACAGCAGAATGGAATCAAGCAAAAACTCAAGATATTATCTTTACAGATATGACTACTCTTTATAAAACATATTAAAATAACAAAAATGAAAGTTTATCAAAAAAACACAAATATTGTAGTAGATGTAGAGAATCCTAGCAAGGATTTGCAGTACATCCCAATTCATAACTCTAAATTTGTATTTGTTGCAGATAGTGTAAAAATATTTGACTATACAGATGAGGACGAAACATCATTTTCTAGTGCTATTGCTGACCTTAAAGATGAGGCAGGAGTAGCTATTGGAACTAAGACACAGGTAGCAGATTATTTGTCTGAGTTCGTTGGATCTCCGGCAGTTTTGGATAAAAATACTGTTACTCATGCGGAGCTTACCAATCCTGCGGATGTTACTTATTCAGATTTTAAAGAGCTGAGCTTTGTGTGTAGTGGCACTATCGATGTAACAATTAATGGAGTGACAATACAATATCCTAAAACATTAGGTACATCTCCTATATTAGGAGAAAATTTGAAAGCTGATCAAAGTTCTGTATATTCAGTAACTTTCAACGGCACGGGAACAGTTTTAATCACAGAACAAAAATAAAATTATGAGCTTTATAATTGGACAGCCGTCAGGCGGTGGTGGTGGAGGGTCAGACATTCCACAGGTTAAAGGTACTTGTATTAATTGGCTGCCTGATGGTCAAGGTTTATTAACAGCAGGAGTCAATCAAACATCTACACGAATTAAAGGTATTCCATTCCCTGTGAAAGGTAATATTGATTGTTTAGGTGTAAATTTACAAGTGCAAAATATCAGCACAGCAACCTTACATCTTGCTATTTACAAATATGACTACACGAATGATATTTGGGATAAGGCAACAGATCAGCTAGATATAAACATCACAGCAGCAGGATTGATATTACAAACATTCAGCTCTCCGCAATCTTTAGATCCAGGCTTTTATTGTGTTGCATTTCGTGATTCTGACAACAGCGGACAATTAACGGGTGTATTCAAAAATAGGTCACAAAATAAGTATTTAGGCGCACCTACAGGATTGGATTCATTTTACAATACAATGAGAACTATAACGCTTGCGTATTCGCCTACCTTGCCTGCACAAATAACTTTCCCTGTATCTGAAATGCAGGAGAACAATTATCACGAACTATTTCAAATTCAATTCTAATGGACTACTATAAAATTTATAAAGACCAATGGTCATTAATTAAGCAATTTGCAACCTTAGAGGATGCACAAGCTTTTGCAGATACTTTAGGCACAGGATATACAGCAGAGTTTTACAAGGCTTATACTCCTCCTACAATACAGCAAAGATTAAACATGGATTTAGATTTTGGAAGCCATCTTGTCTATATTTTTGTAGAGGACAATAGAGTCATGGACATTACTCCTGAACAATCTGAGGCTGTACTCGTAAAATTTAGAGATATATTAGCATTTGCACAAACGGGAGCAATAACATCAATACAGACATATTTGCCTCTAATCCCTACAGATGACGTATTTACACAACAAAGGAAAGATAAATACGTTCAAATGATTACTGACTACTTAGCACAATTTAACTAAATAAAAATGGATATTACAATACTATTTCAGAGATTCGCTGAGCAATCTCCTTTAATCGTACTTTGTGGCTTGATCATTTGGCAACTCCTTAAAATGTATAAAGAGGAGAAAGCCTTAGTGCGTACAGAGCGCAAAGAGCATGAGGTAAAGATGCAGGAGCTGAATACATATGTTAGAGAGCGAGAGATTGAACACATCGAAACTCTGAATAGTTTATCCGTTATCATGGATTCCATCAATGAAAAGATGGATAAAATTAGCAATGTATTATGAAAAAATGTATTACAGAGATTCAGAGAGAGTTAAAAGGCATAAGAGAGCAAATTAAAGAAAAAGCAGAAAAGATTAAAAAAGAAAAGGCCTTAAAAAAGGCCTCTTAATTAGTATTCTAGCTTACATTTTGTCCATATTGCTGTCGCTAATGCTGCCTCAGCTCGTTTCTCCCTGTGTTCTAGTATGAACTTACAGTCTTTTGCTGATGTATGAAAGCCAAACTCCTCCAGGATAGCTCCGAACTTTTTAAAATATTCTAGCTCAGTATTGCGTAGGATATAAAAATTGGCCTCATAATCCATATCTCCATCGTCTTTCTGCGTTCTATATTCCCAGTCAGGGATAGCATTCCTTACGTGCTTAAAATGGGCATCTGCTATCTCATCGGACAACGTTTGTCCTGTTGTAGTATAAACACTAAATCCTATCGTATTTTCAAGCTTTTCAGGACTATTAGTGCTAGATATAGCATTGCTATGGAACGAGTGCAGATATCCGTAATATCCCCGATATAGGTACGATGTAACTAGGTTTGCACGATCAAGCAAAGAGGTATCCTTGTATGGATGGTAAGTTCTTATAGTCTGAATCCCTGCATTAGTACATTTTTCTATAAACATCTCAGCTACTATCCTGTTCTCATATCCCTCAAAATAGTGGCCATTTTTGTGTAGGTCTAGGTCTGCATGGAATGCACGTTTGCCGGATGTCGTATAGATTCCATCCATATTTATCCCTCCATGACCGGCATCAACAAAAACTACAAATCTATTCTTAGCGAAATTGATTAAATCTGTGCCGTTTTTACTGCTTTCAAGGTCTATCGCTGCCCAAGTATAGTTACCTACAATACCATCTACTTTAAGGCCGTATTCTGCCTGAAACTGACGAACTGACTGATCAGTAGCTGTACCAAAATCTCCATCGGTAGCGAGAGCTGTACCTAGTACTTTATTTAATTTCATCTGCAGCTCTTTGACCTTTTGACCTTGACTGCCTTTTGCTAGTAGGATTCTCATTTCTTAGCCTCTACTACAAAGCTGATAAAATCTCCTAGCTCAATGATGATGTAGAACAGGCGTTCTGCTAGCTCCTCGCTAAAATCGTCTTTAATATCTAGCTCATTTTTTACGAGTGCTTTGATTTGTGCCTTTTCTGCCTCGTCAAGATCTACCCATTCAGCTCCGATCTCTTTGTAGTTCTGCAGGATTGGGAACAGAGCAAACAGGTTATCGATAAACTTTAGTGCTACCCATCCGGTAACTTTCTTGCCTTTCTTTTTTTCGATTAGTTTAAAGATTTCATCTACTAGATCAGTTGTCCAGGTTACTACATTTTTTAGATTGTTAATGCCTTTCATTTTATGAATGTTTAGTTAAGTAATGGTACTAATATACAAAAAAAAAGAGAGACCTATCAAGGCCTCTCTAGGTGAATTTAAATAACGACATGAAAATACACCAAAAAAATTACGAGAATGGAATATAACTCTTAGCTGAGTTAAATTTCTCTATGATTTCCTGTTTTATTTTTCCTGCTTGGTAGATGGTTTCTGCCATCTGATCCATTAGCTCCTCATTCCTTTCAATGCGGATAACGTGTAAAAAGTTCTTTGAGTCTAGCAAACGAGGGTCAAAAGACATAAAATCTACCCATTTCCTGCCGGAACAGAACATCTGATGATGTACCTGATAGTAGTACTGCTTGCTAAGCTTATACAAATCTACATCATCTTTTAGATTAATCACATTATTTATGTGGTTAATTCGTGTGTATGGACATTTTATTTCTACAATGCCATCATCTCCTACAAGGCCATCCGGAGAGCTGCCAGTATTCTCGTCAAAGATATAGAATCCTCCATTGCTAACCTCGTTTCCTGTCAATACCTCATAGACTGATCGGGCATTATCCTCGTGTTCTGTTCCCCATTGCATAGCCTTAGTGCTGAATCCCTCTACCTCTAATGGATAGATCGTTTCTATGGCTTTCTGGGTAATGTATGTTTCTGCAGATTTAGATATATTATCTCCTCTACCTTTGACGAATAGATTGAATATTTGTGAGCTAGTAAAAAGTCCTAACCGGATATTAAACCAGTCAGGACTATTCTGCTCCATGTCGAGCCATCTCATTTTTTCACATTTTCAAGGTTAGATAATATAACCTTTTTAATCTCGTCTGTTAGGGTGTACTTTTTCTGTACAGCATCAAAATTACCATCCCTCTCAAATGCTTTTCCTGCCATGTTATACATCCCTACAGGTAGCTTAGGCTTTTTTTTGACAGTCATAGACTGCCCGTTCATGCTGTTACCATCATCGTCAGTATCTACGGAGATAGCAAGTAGTGCAGATATAGCATATCTCTTAGCGTATGTAATCCCTCCTCCTATCTGCTGCAGATTGTTTGTGCCTTTGTTGCCGGACATCGGGTTAAATGGCATCGCAGAGCCTTTATATTGCCCTGATTCGTGCATGAGTGTAGTAACTATAAATTCCCCTGCTAAATCCTGTGTAACTGCTAATTTATGCTTTGTGAGCAATGGCCGGATAGTATTTAGCAATCCATCAAGAGATACATAGGAGTTCCGTAAATGTGGATTCTTAGCATCCTTTTTAAGGGATGCGGATTGAAAGTCATTAGCAAAGCTTATCAATGCTTTTGATAGCTCGCTGATTTCAACTGTTTGCCACAGTTGAGGCGTTAATCGTACAATTTCCATAATCGTAATTTTTAAAATGTCGTTTAAGTTAAGAAAATTAGTCTATAATAATAAATTCTGCACCTAGCAATTTTAAAGCCTGTGCAGTATTGTAGACAGTTAATGCAATGTTTTGAGATAGGTCTATTACAAAATCATCAAGGCCATCGTTATCCTCGAAATCGTATCTAATACCCATGTAGTCAAGTAGCTTAATCATTAGCTCTCTATGTTCCCAATATTCATCGTAATTAGTTAATACAAGTTTCATGTCGTTTGATTTGTGAGATTAAAAAAAAGGGAGGACGTACAGCGACGAATTTTTAAAAAAGGTTAAAAATAAAATGTCCTCCCTGTGTTATTACCAATGGATAGTATTTAGAGTGCGAACGTCTAAACATCTCCAGTCGTTTTTATTGGTATCCCAAAAGGTCTGTAAATACCATTTTTTGCGGTAGTAGCATCCCTTGTGGTCGTAGTTGATAAAATCCATGTTAGTAGTACCGAGTGCATCTCTTTGCTCTCCTGTACTCTTTTTAGTAAAGGTAAAGTAGCATAGGCCTTTAGCAAGCTTAGTGCTAATCTTTACTTTTGCCCATGCAAAGCGCAGTGCATCTGCAAAGGTAGGGAATTCGGATCTTACGGAGTGAGCTAGTTTAAATACTTTTGACTTATTCATGTCGTTAAATTTTGGTGTAAAAAAATATTCATGTCGTTTGATGTTATCAAAGATACTATATCTTATATTATTTTGCAAGTTATTTGCATTTTATTTGCATCTTTTTTGCAAAATAGTTGAAAATACCTATATTTGTAGGGTATTCATCACTAAAAAAACAAAAAAACATGAAAAAATCAACGAAAAAAATCTTAGTTCATCGTATAAATGAGCATATGATGCTCAACAATATTTCAAACCTATCTATACCTAATCCTTTTCCGGTCTCCTGGAGAACAATAAACAGCATCAAAGCTAGCTACAAAAAAGAGGACGGCATGGCCTTTAGTGCCACAACACAGAGAAAGCTATTAGACTTTTTCGAGCTTGCCTATTTAAAGGATGGTAGAGATTACCTAATTATAGAACATGATAACCAAACTAACGATCAAGGGAGTGATTCCCGGATTAAACGGCAAAACAGGCCTGATTAGAGAACACTACCGGAATGCCAAGAAAAGAAAAGACCTTTATAGAGTATTACTTAGAGGCCAAAACCCACCAAAGCACAAAGGCAAAGTTATAATAAGGTATATCGGGTACAAAACTATTCTGATGGATTGGGATAACTTTTCTGCAAGCTTTAAGCATATCGGGGATGCTCTTACTGATCTAGGTGTTATTGTCGATGATAAGCCTAGTATAGTAGTAAAATTCCTGCCGGAGCAAATCAAATGCAAGCGAATAGAGCAGCGAGTAGAGATAATTATTGAGGATATTGAATAAATTTGCAAAATAATTGCATAATGTTTGCAAGAAATTTGCAAAATAAATAATAATACCTTATATTTGTACTAACGATATGATTCAATAACACTTAAATTTTACGACATGAAAGAGAAAATCGAACAGCTAATCAAATCAGGACAACAAGTTAATATTACTCTAGGCCTCGAACTAGCTAAGAGCCTACAGATTACTAACCTTGATTTGAATGGTGTAAATCTTTCTTATAAAAACCTTAAAGGTGCTTACTTGGTA